GGGTGTGACTTGTATACCACCTAGCGAGATCCGTCCATCTCCACTCCAGGAAGAGAATCCGAGAGCTTTTGGACATGGGATTATTTCAGCCCCGGCCCAACTTAACATTGGTTCTATGCAGAAGGCTGTTGATAAGAAGTGGCATGAGCCAGGTTTCTTTGAGACATCCATTCTGGATAGAGCTGTTGAGTGGGTCAAGCAAGATTTGTCCAATCATGTGCAAGAGTGTGCGATGATTAGTCTTCAAGATTCAATTGATGGAAACACACGCTATGGACCTGGGTCCCGTTTGGCTATGGATACATCACCTGGTTTGCCCTGGTCTTTCCAAAAAGAAGATCCAGATGCCAAAGGGAAAAGTGGACTCTTTGAGTTCACAGATGGACACTATGTGCCGAACGAGAAGCTTGTTTCTGCAGTTGAAGAAGTTGTTGACTGTCGTCGTAGAGGTGAAGTTAAACCTGGACTCTTTCGTGGAACTTTGAAGGATGAGCGCAGGGAGGTACAACGCGTTTTGGATGGCAAAACGCGTATTTTCACGGCTGGCGCTGTGGAAAAGGTTATTGCTGATCGTATGTTATTTCTTGAGTTTGTTGTTCAATTCAAGGAGGCTCGGTTGAAGCTTCAGCATGCTTACGGTGTTGATCCTGAGGGCACGGAGTGGCACGATATGATTATGCAGCATAGGGCCATGGGTAACCACCATTTTGGTTTTGATTACTCAGGGTTCGATGCCTCAGAATCGATGCAGCTTTTACAGTCCGTATCTGATTGTGTTGCTTCGTGTTATCGGGAGGAAGATCGTAGGCATGTTGTGTGTTCAGGTGTTGAGAGTTTTAATCACTTTGTTGTCATTGATGGTGATGTTTACCACTACCATCAAGGAAATCCGTCGGGTTGTACGATGACAACCATCTACAACACGATTGCTAATTGGATTCTTTTGTACTATGCTTGGATTAAGTTGTCTATTGCTAATGGTGTTGCTGTTGATCGTGCTGTTTATACTCAGAATTGTGTTGTGCATGCTTATGGTGATGATTTTATTGCT